AGCTGTTTGAGCTGTCGTTTTGATATACGCAATTTGATAATCAGAAACAGAGGCGCTTGCATCTATCCTGAAAGAAATGTCCATAGGATGAGGTGTTTTAAAATAAGTGTGCGACAACGTAAAAGTTTGTTCTGCCGTACTGTTTAAATCAACTAAATTGGCAAAAATGTTTTTGAATTTACTTGTTAAGTTTTGAGAAATAACCCCGCCGTTTTCAACGGTACCAACCACATTAAATAAACACCTTTGAAAGTCAATTATTGCCGAATTTCTCAATTGATAAAGTGTTTGCCCTGTGTTCATCATGCTTTCTAATACAATATTAGAATGATATAAATTAGTTTCTACACCTAATACATTTAAACAATTTTCTGTTATTAAATGGATGTTATTTCTATAACCGCCCTGGTATTTAACCACATCACTATTAATGTAACTTCTAAATATCCCTTTAATATGGTTATTGAATGCGCCTTTTAATACAATGCCTGAACCACTGGCAGGGATTAAAGAGCCGTCACGATCTATTATATTAACAATGTTGTTTGTTCCCTCAATATAAAGTTGCTCCCCATAGTTAACCCCTGTTGAATAACGAAATATATGCACATTGGATAATATTTTACCTGTATCACCTTTCAGGTAAATACAACGCCCGAAAATGTTATGCAAGTCAACTAATGCCATTTGAGTGATGGCACCGTCAACATGCAAGCCATTTGTACAGTTATCTACAACTAAATGATCTGTTTTATTCCTCGCGGCAGATGTATATTTAATTCCATATCCTGTCCACGTTTCCCAAACGTGCATTTCGCCTATTTCACAAGCTGAATCAATAACAACCCCGTTAATAACGTCGGCGGGATAAATATCTGAAACGTTTAAGTTTTGGTTAACTGTTCCGTCTGTATTTAATGCTTTTTGTCCTGCTTTTCCAACGTTAACGCGGCCTAATGTTGAGTCTGAAGCACCGCGATAAATTAGCCCTTCTTTTCCTGTGACAGTAATTTGAATATTTATTTTACCTGTTTCACTTTCCTTGCATTCAAAATATGCTCCGACTTCAGGGATGTATTCTGCCCGAACGTTGTCAATTTCGAAGTTTTTTCCGTATATTTTAAAACCGTAACCGCTTGTATTATTTGCGCGATTTCCATTAATATATAAATCTTTAATAGAAAAACCAACTGGTATTAAACTATTGTAATCAGCAGGATAAACACCATTGTTATAAATTTTTGATATTAATTCGAAGTTTTTAGATTTAAATATGTCACAATTAGCGTTATCAGCTAATTTAATAGTTGTCTGTTTTTTTCCTCTACCTAAATAAGAAATATTAGAATATATCATAATCGGTTCATTGATTGTGTATTCTTTATCAGCTAAAAACAAAGTACCTTTACCATTTGCTAAAATAGCGTCTAAGGCCCTTTTGATGGCGGGGCTATCTGTTGTTTCTGATCCTGAACGTTTTGGTATTATCGCTATATCAGTCAATTTTGCTGTCGCTTCATCTTGCTTGCTCTCCCAAGCTTCTAAACGCGCATCCAAAGTTACATAAGAAATGCCGTTTTTATCTACGCGGGCCTGTTGAACCTCTACCGGCGATGTGCCGGCTCCAACTACCAAATTATCTAACTGAGATTGTAAATTATTATCTTTTGCGGCTAATTCATCTAACCCTTGTATAGTGTCTTTTCTGTTGTCTTCCATATTATTCCTATTGGTGTTATCCCACGTTGTTGTAATAGTCTTCGTCGGTCTGTTGCCCATCGTTTAACCCCCTTTAAATTAATTTTACACCGTTTCTTCTGTTGTTGCTTCTGTTTTCTCGTCAGGCATTTTTGCAACCATAGGCAACGCGACTATAAAAGGGTCTGAAGGGTCTTTCACAACAAATACAGGTTTAAAACTTCTCATTTCGATTTTTAATCTGAAAATATTTTCTGAAATGACATCTAAAGTAAATTCCACGCCCTGGTCTGCTCCTATTACAATAGCAGTATCTAAGAAAAAGAAATTATATTCTTTTGTAGGTACTGCATTCCGCCCCCCTAAAGAGTCTATGATATTTCCCTGCTCGTCCACTTCGACATATAATTTGTAAATCCACTGTAATTCATTTTCCATGTTATAGCCTCCCTTTTATTAACCGTAAATCCAAGCGCCAATTATACGAACAGCAATTTCTTTTCCGTTTGTATTACTTTTAGAACGAACATAGAATTTTTTAACGTCTCCTGTCGGATCGCCAAAGTCAATGACAAAATCTTGCCCGTCTTCTGCTAGTGGGTTTCCTTGTGAATTAGATGTATTATGAGAAAGTAAATTAACGCCGTCTGTTGCGTCAATGTATAGAGTGCCGCTGTTTCCGTCTTCGCAATAAAATGCAAGTGTGACTCTTAAATAACGGGCCGTATGTTTAAACTGAAAGAAACCGCCGCTTTCTTTGATATTCGTATTGTTTTTATACCAACGCCCAACAATACCCATGCCCCCTGTTACGTAGTTCGGGCTATGTTCGAAAATTGCGAAATCATAAGTAGAACGACCGCCTATAATGGTTGCATATCCGCTTTCACGTTCTACCCGCAAAAGGCCCTTGTGAATATCTACTCCGCCGGCTCCGATATGCACATATGCGTTAGGATCATCCGGGCTTATATACCAATCGCCGGTATTGTCGCTATAATGATTTGAATTTCTGTACAGACGTTTAATTTGAAGCGTTAAATTTCCGTCGCCGTCTATTACGTTTTGCATTGTCTTTTTCATCTGTTGCAAGTTAGCTTTCATAGCAGTAAAATTTTTGTTTCGCTTAACGTTGCTGAGCGTTAAAACAGGCGGATTCATTTTGCTATCAGGGTCAAACGGATTGTCGATAATCTTAGAAACTCTAATTTGTACGTCTGTTCCTAAAGGCTCGTACATACAATACACGTAATCACCTAAACTATAATTATGCATATTAATTTCGCTGCCGTCGCTTTGAATCTCTTTAAGTTGTAAGACATCTGCTTGAATTTCAAAATCAGGATCGTCAACGATTAAACTTTTTAACGCCTCATCCATTTCTGAAGCTGTTAAAATGTCTTCGTCTTCTATCGGATCGCCGTGTATAAGGCGTGGGTATCTGCTAGCATTTGGGCTTGTGTATGTACGTTTCAACCCGTTTCCGCCATATCCTTCTACATATGTCACAATAACTGAATCATCAATATATTCGTCGTATACTTTAATATTGTGGTTGTAACGTAACTGAGCATCCGTATCATATCCGATTTTATTTTTAAATGTTACGGTCATTGCTTGTAAATCAATTGAAAACTCTACCCCGAACATATCTAGAGCCTCATTAAGCAAAGTAAGGGAACGTTTGCGGCCCCATTTATCAACTTTTACCGTGTTTGTAGCAGCTTGATTTATCCAACTCCATTTAGTAGGCCCAAAAATATGGTTAAGGGCCTGAACAAAATTAATCGTACCGCTTAAATACCCGTACTGCATATCGTCGAAAATATCAAAGAAAACATGTAAAGCTTGCTGCACTTCTACATAGGGCCTATTCCCTTTCATGCCTCTTTTATATTTACTGATCCTATAACTGTCATTGCCAATATGGATAATAGAGCGGGCCGCTAATTTAGAAAAAGCAAGCCCGTTTTCATCCGTCTGAAATATCACACCACTAAAAGAGTATTCGCCGTTTAATTCCCTCACACGGCGCGGTGCCTGTATAGGGTGTAAGGGCTCGACGTTGCCCTGTAAATCTTCTATAGCGCCTAAATAGCCTTGCATAACGGCACCCCCTTATAGATATAGAAATCTTGTCTTCACTTCAAAAGTAAAATTATCTGTCATACCCTCCAAGCGTAAATAATTCCACCCAGGTACTAAACGTATAATTTGCCTGTTACTGTCCCTAAATGTACTCTGCCATTCAGTAGTATACTTTCGAGATTTAACGCCGTATAGCTGCATTAAATTGCCGCTGTATGTCACCCCTGTATAGGCCCACTGATCGCCGTTAGTTTTATTTGTCAATTTCATGTTTGTACTAGGGCCGCGAACTTCGAAAACTAACCAATGTTGACGCGGATCGATTGTGAAGTCTCCGCCATTGTAAATATTAAAATCATAATAACTTGCATCCTCACTAACAGTAAAACTATATTTCGCTTGTTCTATTTTTCCGGTGTCCCATCCCATCCCGAAACCGATTAAACCGGTTCCGGCGTCTAATCCGTTTTCTGTTGTCCAAACGCTCTCAGCGTGAACATTAGCAGATTTAAACGTTATATCTAGTTTACCACGGTCAAAAATAAGCTGCTCCATATCGTAAGAGGCCCTTACTAACCAACGTTTTGTAGGCTCCCTATCATCAATAATATAAAACGCTTGTCTTGAATCAAACATTTGAAAAACCTTGTTTCTCACTAATGGATAATCTAATTCATCATAAGCCTTTATTTGTATCTCACAACTGATCTGCCGCCCTTTGTAAAAGGCTCCTATATCCAAACCGCCGTCCATTGTTTCTATACCTTCTTCAAATGGCTCAGTTTTAAATTCAGGGGGCTTAACATCAAAAGATATTAAGCTCCCGTTAACATAGCTTAGATCAAACGTTTTACCGTCTTGTCTAATTACTTTTAGCCCCATAAGTCGCTACCCCTTTGCCCTTTAATTTTTGCGTTTAAATCAGCTTTTCCGCCTAAAGCTGCATCCAATTTATCCACCATATCGTATGCGTCATCCGGGTTATTTCCGTAGTAATGGAGCTCGATAGGGCGGGTATCTCCTGGATTTCCGCCGTTATTTTTTAAACTGTTACCTAAATTTTTATTAAACCCGATACTAGGAACAGTAGGCGCATCAGGGGTCATCCAACCTGTCATTTGCTCAACTTTTCCGATAGTACGTGATTTTTCATCGTCTAAACCTTTTGTAAAACCAATCATTAAGTTATTTCCGATATGGTATCGCATCCAACGGGACGGCGATTTAACTTTAAACGCTCCGGCGATTGTACTTTTAATTTTAGATGCAATTCCCTGAGCTTTTGCAACCGCTGCGCCCGCCATACTAGACATACCGCTAATTAAACCTTTGATAATATTTGAACCTACCGAAACAATTGCCCCTGCTATATTATCGAATACGTTCGTTATGCTATCTCCTACCGCCTGCGCTGAAGCTGCACTGGCTCCAAGCATCCCCATAATACCCTGAACTAGTCCGGCGATTAATTGGCCCCCTAAACTGATTAATTGTCCAACAAAACCTAGCAAAGTTGTTAGAAGGCTTGTAATAAGTGATGCCCCCGCTTGTACAAGCGCCCCGGCTAACGATAGAATACCTTGAATCAGGGCCATTATTAACCCAATTCCAGCTTGCATTAAGGCCGGGTAATTCGAAATGATACCCTGGACTAATTGCATTATTATTTGTAGGCCTGTTTGCAAAAGGACTGGAGCCATTTGAGCAATACCCTGCGCTAACGCTGTAATAATTTGTGTTCCGGCTTGTATGATTAACGGCAAATTCTGAATGATTAAATTTGTGATTAATTGAATCGTCGCGATGATAACAGGCGTTAATTGGGCCGAATTTTGCGAAATACCTTGAATGAGCGCCAAAATAATCTGTACACCCGCTTGCAAAATCATTGGTAAATACGTAATTACTGCATTTAACAAAAATTGCATAATTTGAATTGCTGCGTTTATAATCATCGGTAAATTCGCTACGATACCCTGTACTAATTGCATGATAATCTGTAACCCTAGCTGTAAAATCGTAGGTATTAAACTGATGATTGTTGTTATTAACGTCTGTATAATCTGCATTCCTACCGGGATCAATGTAGGCAACATTTGAAGTATTCCGGTTACTAAAGTCATTAAAATTTGTAGCCCCGCTTGTACAATCACAGGTAAAAGCGTTGTGATACCCTGTACTAAAGCTGTGATAATTTG